CAAAAATACCGCAGACTATCAGGATCATGGGTCAAGTCATGCGGATCTTTGGCATACACATTCGGTCTTTTTTTGTCCTTCTGTATCTTTTTTAAGCACCGGTACAGATTCGGTGCACATCCATCAAGGATAGTAAGTTTCGACTTCTTATCCTCTCCCTGCGGTTTCAACCACTCTTTCATACCGGAGCATCCGGCAGCAAAGTCATTCGATGTTTTGGTGAGGTCCACACCACATTCAGACCAGATCTGTGCACGGCTCTTACCAGTCTCCTGTGATCGATTCCACAAATCCGGCGGTGCCAGGAATGCTTCTATGGTCTCTTCCTCACACATGCTGAGAAGAGTTCCTGCAGCTTCTGAAATAGTCAGACCGGATTTATCATATTCCCGGTACACCTGTGCATTGCCGAAAGAATCAACTCTCACCCAATGTGCAGCGAACATATCGAGACCGTAGTCAATAGCAACATATTTCAGGGTGTTCCCTTTCAGGTCCTCATAGGATACAGTATTACGCTCATTCACCTCGGGAAAGTATGATCCGCCAGGAACAGTAAGGGCTTCCTCTACAGTAGCAGGATACTCCTGTGTCATAAGTTCACCCATTGCCTTTTTGGTTTCTGAATACCAGTTATCGTCACGGCGGGGATCCGCATACCACGGTATGAATATCTTATTGAACCCATTATCCGGATTCGTGAATACTTCCTCGAAAAAGGATCCTCTGTCAATGGTAGACAGTCCGATAACCTGTCCACCTGTAGGACGGTTAATGGTAGGATATCCTGCGGTCCATATCTGCTCTGCATATTGCTGGAACGCCCATTCATCCAAAATGATAAGGTTGGCAGTAAATGAACGACCCGCACCAGGCGCACTCGGCATTCCATTGAAAACTGAAACGAGACCACTTGGAAAAGTGATCTCAATTCTTAATGCAGTCTGTGTATATGTGGCACCGCTCCATCCGGTTGGCTTATCACTATCCTCTGCAATGAGTTCCGGCATATTCTTCAAAATAACGCCGAATCTTCGCACAAGCTCCTTCGCATCATCCTCTTTCTGAGACAGTGCGATACATGTACGACCTTCCATCGTAACAAGCAGATGTGCCGCGTAATGCAATACAAGCCATGAGAAACCAAGCTGTCGTGCCTTTAGGATAACATTCAGCTTATGTGTTGCAATGCTCCTTAACGCCTCTCTCTGCGCGTCCCACATATGAAACGGCTGTATGATCTCCTCTGCATCTTTATCCTCGATATGACCATATGTGTCGATGAAATACTCGATATGCTCTCTGCAATATTCAATTTGATTTTGTCGTATTTCCTGTAAAGTCATTGACGCTCCAAATCTGAAAATATAATATAATTTTCTGCTGGACATATGGTACCTAGATCACAGTGCCCGGGTATCGCGGGGTACCGGGGGACCTGTCCGCCCCAGGATATACGGTGGCAGCCCAAAGGGCTGATCCCTGGCAGATGGAAAATATAGATCAGCAGGACCATACACAGCACAGATATAACAGTCTGGCCGATCCGGATCCGGTAACAGCTGCATCTGCTATTGTTGCTATTTACTGGGACAATAAGACAATTACCGGCAACTATGCGTGAATGATTAATTTTGCGCATAGTTGAACAATACCAAAAAGCTGATAAACCGCATAAATACTGGATTCTTGAATTGTTGCTATTTACACACAATTCCGGGATCCTCTTTTATGCTCATCTACCAGCTAATTGTATCATGATCATGTACAATTTACTTGCTCTCTCCCAGTCTCTTAGATACCTGATCCAGTAGTTTTTTATCCCCTTCGGAGATCGTAGCATTAACGTCTATCTGCTGCTTAGGGTTATATCCATCATACCTGGACATCCATAACCCGGATAACTGAGAAGGTATACAACCGGTTTCAAACTTTCTCCGGGCATCATTCTCGGATTCTTCGCGTATGCGCGTTACGATGTCCCCATAATTCTCATCCTCTGTGTATGTCTGATAGAATTTACTTCTTGCCATGCCAATATATACACAAAAGCCTTCTAAGGTGTAAGTGATAGACTTTTTAACCTTTTCAGTGACAAACTTACTCTCTTTACCGGAGAATGATGTTTGGTTAACCTCTACATTGTCACAGTAAGATTTATACTCTTCCCATAACTGCTCCATTTGTTCAGGACTGCTAATTTTTCTAGGTCTACCCATTGATATTTACCTCCTTCCTGGTATTATAAAAGCCGGTACCAGTGAATTACTGATATCGGCTTCTTGACACGTATTTATATTATATACTATACAACAGGTTGTTTTCCCGATTCAACCCCGTTTTTGTGACATTTGTCACACTTTTGGGTATTTTTTATAAATTCTTTTCTCTTTCTATCTTCTCTTGTATAGCTTCCAGGATAAAAGCTCTAACAGATAGATTCCTCTTGTACGCTTCTTTCTCTATCACATCTGTGTAATAGTCCTTTTTTACATCTAAAGGGATCCGCTTAAGATTATTTTTTGCATATCTCATATTGCATTGTATTTTGCTATCTGGTGTCTTTGCCATGTGATTATCCTCCTTTTATTAGATTATAGCACGGCTGCTACCAACGTACCATTGTACAACCTGCACAATTTTGCAATCGTACGTTTGTAACATTTTACCGCTTGACTGCATGCGTACGTTGGTATTATGATTAGCTCAACAACAAACGAACCGCACCGAAGCGGAGCACATGAAAGCGAGGTACACAACATGAGCGAAATCATCAAGGCTTTAGAAGCAAAAGGATATATGGTATGCAACCAGTTCGACGGATTCTTCGGGACCTTACCTGATACATACGAACTGTACGACAAAAACGGTAACATCGTAGCTGACAACTTAACAGAGCAGGATCTTATAAAGACCTGCTCCACATTATAAACGGAGGTACAAAACCATGAGATATTTTGAAAATTGCAAAACATGTGAAGATGTAAAACAGCTTTATAAGAAATACGCGAGAGATCTCCATCCGGACTGCAACCCCGGAAGAGATACAACCGCAGAGTTCCAGGAGATGTCCAGACAGTACGAAGAAGCATATAACCGCTTGAAGAACATCCACCAGAACGCAAACGGCGAGACCTACGAGAAAGAATCTCAGCAGACCGCCACCGAATACGCCGACCTGATCAACCAACTGCTTCACCTCTCCGGACTTATGATTGAGCTTTGCGGATCCTGGCTATGGATCACCGGCAACACCAAAGAGCATAAGGATACACTTAAGAGCCTCGGCTTTAAGTACTCCTCTAACAAGCAGGCCTGGTATTATCACGAGGGCGAATATCACAAGCACAGCAAGAAATCAAAGTCAATGCAGGACATCCGCAGCATGTACGGATCCGAGAGATACGCAACCCGGACATCTGAACCGGAGCAGATCACAGCATAAATACATAAGGGGCGGAACACCACCGCCCCACCATAAAAAGAAAGTGAGGTAATCAACATGATGATTATTAAAAATCTTAGAAATTACAAATTCAGAGATGAAGTCGGTATCTATTCAACTACCGGATTCGCACTCTATGAGGACGGAAAAGGATTTATTTCCTTGGATGGCAAAAATCCTTATTCCCCGGCAGGCGGAAAGAAAGCCTTGCAAAGCATATTGAATGCAGGCGGTTTTCTCTCTGAACCTGATTACATTCTACCCATTGCACAATAACACTCTCCTGGGAGCCGGCGACCCATTAAACCGGCAGGAAGGTGAAATGTATGACAGTAAAAACAAGTATCGGCACAATCACAGCAAGTAAGAACGTTTTAAATGATTTAGCTATCGCATTGTCACAGGCAGATGAAAGAAATTGTCATAAGCACGGTAAAAAAGATTGTTTCAACTTTAGGACTGCCTGCAATGAAATACATGATTCTCTTGCCGCTACGGGATATTATGACAGCTTAAATTATTGATTATACCGAGCCGGGCGGATTCCCGGCAGAAAGTGAGAAAAGCAATGACCCCCACGCAGGAAAAAGATCTCCAGGATCTGTTTATGAAATACGGCAATCCATCAACCGAAAGTGATGTGAGAATGTCAATCTATATGATCCATCCGGATGCCCTTAATGAGCTTGACAAGGTGCTTTATTATGACAACAAGGCAGTTGATGCAATAAAGGAATTTGAACGCAAAATAGAGCAACTGAAAGCGTACAGGATCGCCCTTGCAGAGCGTTACAACTATCTTGCAACCGCTCCCACTCAACCAGTCGTCAGGTTGAAACGAGAACGGCGGTATTGTGAGAACAAGGGATATTATTTCCTGGTTACCTACTCCCGGAATATGCTGGATGGTTCAGAGGTTCAAACATCCTCGACAAAGTACGCCGGGCAGGAACGGCACAAAGCCATAACAGACTATAAAGCATACATAAAAAGCCACCCCGGTATCATTGCAGAAATGAACATAGAAAAACCCAAATGGGAACACTAGGCAGTCTTTACAGGCTGCCTTTTTGCTATATGTCCAGATCCCGGAGAGCATTTGTAATGGCATTGCTGACCGTCTTTTCTTCTTTCCCCAATCTCCGCGCTATTTTGGCAACACTCATACCATTTACAAAGTGCATCCGCAGGATCTCACGTTGCCGCAGTTTTTTGCCTTTGTTGATAGCATCAAGCACATTCTGTCGCTCATTTTCTGCCGCGTTTATCTCAAACTGAATCTTTTTCAAAATATCCGTGGTATTTACTGCAGATTTTTCCACCTTACTATTTGATGGCTTTCCGGATCCTCCGCCGGTTCCCATTGCATTATTCACCTTTTCCCCCAGAGTCTTCCATTTCTCCAGCTCATTGGTCAGACCAACTATTCGATTTTGGATATTCTGATAACTTTTCAAATATGCTCTTTTCTGTTTGATGTCCATTATTGTTTTCTGCTCCTCTCAATCTCATCTATTACAGCCATTACAAGGCTACGGGCAAACGGATCTTTATTATGCTTTTCTATGATGCGGTTTGCATCGTTGTTGAGGCATTCCCAGTATTCATCCGATCCGTCACCATCCAAATATTTTTTATATAAAAACCAGGCATCATTGTAGATCTCTTTTTTAGGTTCCATTAGTCCTCCTATGCTACTCTATTGTACTTATGCTGCATCTCCTCTATATCATCCACAAGATAGTACTGGACCGTCATGTCAGGCTTTGCATGACCCAGCAATTTACTCACTAGCAATACATCCCCTGTCTTACGATAAAGGACGGATGCAAATGTCTTGCGGTACACATGCACAGTTTTATTGTGTAATAATACGTAGTATTACCCATATTTACCCAACAAAAAAACCACCGACCGATTATGGTTAGTGGTTATAATCTGCATTGTTAATAGTTATCAATGCTTTTTCAAGTTCCTTTGCTTCTTCATACCTTCTTTCATTGCAAAGCCGCTCGATTTTGGCTCTTACAACGATTCCGACTGTCTTAAATGCTTCTTCCGCTTCTTTTCCAGCAGACACTGAAAAAGGATGCCCGTAAGTCTCAATCGTCTGCGTAAATTCTCTATCCATGCATTCGCACCTCCCTGATATTGAGAATACTATACCACCAACCATATTCAGTTTTCAAGGTTCTCCGGCTCTATGCCGGTAAATATTCATCCAGCGCCTGCCGGATCACCCAGGAGATAGGTCTGTCCTGCTGCCGGCAGTAATCAATTAATCTCTCATACTGCTCCGGATCCATGCTGATATTCTCCCGGATGTTCTTCCGGATGTTCTTCTTACCTTCTTTCTTCGGTCTCGCCATACATATCTCCTTTCTGTTACACAAATTTTCCGATATTTCAGTTAACTTAACCAGCATATTAGCCTTAATCAAATCATATATAATATCCAGCGAATCTCTATGATCTCTGTATTTGCAATTTGGATTTTCATGTATTCGTGGATCATCGTCTTTCCAATCATTAACACAAAAAAGACAATTACTTACGAAAAGCATTTTGCACCCATTAGCAACGCACAAGTAGTAACATTCGCTTTTTCCTGCTATTCCTTTACAACGCTTAAATCCGTACTTTTCAAATTCTTTTGCTTCACAATTTGGTTTTAACATTTCCTACCTCCACTAAATCCTAATATTTCAGTTTAACTGCCTAATATTATCCTCAATAAATCCTTTCAGAGTAGAAAAACCTTTATTTTCTTCAATTCCTTTTCTTTTCAACTCTGCCTTTATAGTATCCATTTCCTCTTTTACTGACTGATATGCCAGTAACATTCCTTTTTTCATTTCATCATTCATTTTTTCTACCTCCACTAAATCCTAAATAATTTTCTAAAGATATTCTTTTTTGGCTTAATCACCTCGAAACACTTTTCTTTCCAGTCAAAAACATAATCCAAGTTGTATGAGCTGAAGCCAATATTGTAATACCGTTTTCCTACCTCTCTATATTTTATTTCAAAATAAGGTTTTTCTTTTTTTCCAGTGACAATTATTTCAATCTCACTCACTTTAATTTTTCCCATATTCCGCTCCTTTGCTAAATCCTAATTTTCAGCTATTTTTTCAAAATCTTTTTGCGAAATAACTTCAAACATCACATAATCATTGGACATAATCATTGCCTGCAATATAACAACATGTCTTTTATTTACAATGTCATCAAAATTTCTACTTCCTCTTTGACAACACTGAAAATAGCTATCTTTACAGGTTTTTGATAATGTTCCGCTAACCGCATTTACATTTACTTTTTGTGTTGGGCTATAAGTATCAAACATCTTTTTACCTACTTTCTAATACACTAAATCCTAATATTTCAGTTCAAATCATCAATGTTTTCTGCCAGATCCTTATAATAGTTGTCTTACCAAATTTGCATAGTATCTACCTATGCCACGCCCGTTATCAAATTTCTGACATTTATGAAACTTAATCGGATTAGCTTTAATCAATTTAAGTACATCATCAGGGAAATTATTTTTATTGGCAATTTCTATCATCTTTTCGTTCGCAAATTCCTCTGTACATGAACCGAAAGGACTACCAATAGAATTCACTCCCCATGATTTTTCTATAATATTAATAATTTCTGTAATGTCTGACATTTTCACTACCTCCATTCTCCCAAAGAAACTCCTAAACTATCTTCATTTTGCGTCGGAGACGATCTGCCCAGTACTCGGTTATCTTGTACTTAGGGCACTCGTCCCTCCACATCTCCCGTCCTGTCTTGCCATCCCAGTGGATGCAATCATCACAGTTAAAGCACGGTTCATCCATCTATCCCTGGCAATGGTCAAAACATTCTGCGCTATTAGCACAGTGCTCACAGATACACCCAATACAGCTCATGTCATTTCTCCGCTAAATCCTAAGTTACATACTTAATTTCTTACCTTATCCAAGTACTCCTTGCATTTCCAATACACTTCCGGATCAAATTCTTTCCGCTCATGCTCATATGCGCTGTAATCTGCCGAACTGCATCCGGCAATCTGTGCCATCTTAAACATGGACACTTTTGCATCTCTTCTTAGTGCTGCAATATAGCCTGCGTACATCCCTTTGTCTCCGTTGGCTAACTGTATTCTTGCCATTTCCTGAATATCTTTCGATGCAGATGCTTCCATTATTTGCTTTATTGTGCATTCCTCGTTGTGGCAATCATAAAGGCAACCGTGGATTCCATTCTTGCCATCGAAAAAGCCAACCCCATATTTCGTTGGTTCCTCACAGTCATTACATTTTGCATTTATAGCCATAATTTTCACCACCTTTTAACTTGCCGAACTACCGAACTTTATTCGGTAGTTCAATTTTCCCAACTGGTAAAGAAAATTTACCAGTTCGATTTTGAATTTCCAAGCAACAACTCAAATATCAATTTCACTTTTTAATTCCTGATTTTACTTTCTTCCAAGGATTTCAAATCAGCCAGTCATTATGCTGCCTGCGGTCTGCGTCAGCGGATCCACCGGAGGCTCCATAACTACTCCTGCTTCTGTGAGCAACGCATGGGACCATTCCCGGACGGTAGTTTTGTCCTGCTGGTATGACAGCAACAGCTCATTCATGTATTCTTCGACCCTGGTCAGCCGGTCTTTGCCGAATCCATACTCGTCCATCAAAGAGGTAAAGAAAAACAGCATATACCTCGTTGCCTGCTCATTGATGGTATTCTGCGGTGCAATCTGCTTCTGATCAAGCCAGTACTGATAGGACCCCTTCCGGGCGGTGATGTCATCCTCGGTATAGGCTTTATACTCAATGGACCATCCAGCCTTATCCATCAGGCGCTGGCTAATCTCTTTCATATCAATCTTGCCCGCGGACCAGTCCGCTTCCATCTCATTAACCTTGTTCGCCAGTCGGGAGATCCGCTGCCCCTTGAATCCCTCCCGGCACATGATCACATAGCTGCAGATGATTCCCATTGCTGTCCAGGGTGTCCGGTCAGCCATACGGCTTTCCCG